AACGATGCCAATGTCCAAAGATCCACAATTTAGGCTGATGCATGTTAAAATATTCCTCAAATCCATTACGTGTTCTGGAGGGATCTTTATATCCATGATTATAATCATCAAATAGAGAGCCAACTATAGATTCAGGGCAATCATGAGTGACCATAACAGCAGGTCCATATTCTTTGTATTTTTTACAAAGAGCCCACAACTCTTCATGAGATAATTGTTCATCTTCCCACCAAGTCTCTGAAGTGCGAAAGCGCCTATCAATACTTAGGGCACCTCCAACATACATAACACCAGCTTCACGGCAACCATCGTAGATATAGTTAGACATAGATTTAGCTACTGAAGGGTTATCATGGTTCCCTCTAATAAATCGATGTACGCCAGGGACAGCAAAAGTAGAGAAACCTTGTTCTTTATTATCAGGAAATCCTACTCCCATATCTCCTACTTGTACTGATTCAGGAATGTTACGTAATAGTGCTTTGTATTCACGGTGATAACCATGAACATCACCAATGAACCTAACAATACGAGAGTGAGGCATGTGAGTAATCCTACTTGTTGAACTTAAGGATATTAGAACTTAATATCCAACAGTGACATTAATGCAAAGGTATTAGCCAATCCTAAAGCAAACATAGATACTTTAAATACTATATCGACAGTGTCATCAACGTGTGAAAACACAAAGCTGAAGCCTAGAGTAATAATATTGATGACTAACAAAGTGATTATGAACATGTTTATAGTTCCTACTTGTTGAGGTTGATAAATATAAGGTGATAGTGTTTCGGGTAAGTTTAGTGAGAGGGATAAGGGAAATAGTATTAGGTAATATTTGTTATGTTATAATATTACATTTATATATATCTCTAATACATTGATATATATAACTATATTACTATCTACTATTATCTTAGTACTCTTATTACTAGTACTATTACATGTACTATTATTATTATTTGGGTGTGTTTTAGATTAAAACAATTAAAAAAGAACAACAAGGGATTATAAGGGGAGTACTGTACTCCGATTCAAGAGCACAATAATGCATAGCTGATATGTTAAGGATACATTATTAAATGTATCTTTCTTTGTTAGGTATATATCTATCTCCTAAACTAAACTCTTGCTCCCTTACGCCTGCTCCTTAGCAGGCTTTGAGAGCTTACTTAATTCCTTAGTGCAGCCAGTGTATTGTCCCGGATAACACGGGCATCATACACAGCTTGGTGATACACAGCCCAGGCTTTGGCCTCAGCATCCAGATATTCCTGGGTGAGCCCTACCTTGTGGTATGCAGCGTTAGTCATGGTATTACTCCTCTTTGGTTCAGGGATGGTAGACTACTCCCAGCACATGCTTGTGGACATGCACCAGGAGCGTCTAGGAAGAGGCTACAGGCCCTTGTAGAACAAGTCTGGTGTTACCCTACCAGTCAAGCGTGTTTGGCCTTCAGGGCAGCCCGTGCCTCCTTGATGCGGACCTCGTTCAAAGCCCACAGTTCGGCTCTCACGGGGTTGCCAGCCAGGAATGCAATGATATGCTCCTGATTGGCGATCATCTTCTCATTGGTGCGATTGGCCGAGTCATCGTCGGCGGTGAGTGCAGCATCAGCCTGGGAGATGAGCTGATCATTGCGAACTTGGTCCATGTAGGAACCCATGATCACAGCACCAGTAGCGACAGCACCAACGACAGTGGTAGCCGCATTGAAGGTAGCAGCCACAGTGCCAAGGGTAGCACCGAGAGCACCACGAACGGAAGAGATAGCCATGGTATATTCTCCAACAGGAGGAACCAATGCACGGATGTGCATTGGTTTAGGCACGTTAGCCATATAACGATGCTTAGCCATGTAGGCTCTTACGGACTTTACGCTCACTACCCATAGCGGGCACGAGACACCGTAAGACGGTAGGCACGGTACTACTCAGTGGAGCACGCTGAGCGCGAGATGTGCATACACACACCCACCTGCACCAACGGTGCATGTCTATACACACACCGAACCAAGAAGGGAGAGCGTGTAATATCTTTCTTTCTCTCTGTTGGACGTAGCCACCCACCCAGCGTGTGCTGGATGGGCAGCGTGTAATGGTCAGAAGGGGATGTCGGCATCATCCGACAACAGGTGCGCGATCTCAGCTTTCATGTTCGCGTCGGCCTCATGTGCCAGCACGAGCGGATGGTTCTTGATGCGCTCGTAGATGGCGTTGCTGATACCACCGTCAGCGTGATCATGGTCACTCAGCCACCAACGCACAATCTCATCATAGTAGGACATGACGCCCATGGTACGTACTCCCAGGGCACCATTGCCCTCATCTGCACCAACGGTGCATGAGTGATGCGCCAATGAAGGTGGGGGACGTGTAATGCTAGTTTTGAGCTTGGGAGGGGGGGTGGTTTGTAAATGGGAAGCGGGTGGTGTGTAACAATACGTTGACACATATAAAATAAAAAATATGCACTGCATTATTATCTGATAATATCAATACGTTGATACATATCAAAAAAATAAAATTATATTACAACTATATTCACTATTATTTATACGGCAATACATGTGAAAAGAAAAAATCATACTGCAATATTATTCAATAATAACTTCTTTATAAAAATAATAATAAATATTATTTCCTATAAAAATATAATATGTTGGCATGATTCTTGCTCTTACTTACTTCTTTCTGTACAGTACATGTACAGAGTACATGTTGACAGATGGGTATTTTGGCGATAAGATACCTAAACATCAACTGAGAAGGAAAAATTATAATGCCTAGTCGTGAAGATTTAGAAACTTACGTGGGATGGAAAAAAATGACCCCCACTTCCCGTAAAGTAGCGTCTGAATTATCACAGTTTCGTTTGGACTCACCTGAATCTATTGCTGCACATAAGAAAAATGAAGAACTTACTCTTAAAAATATAGATAATAGAAAAGCTGAGGCAGAGTTAAAAAGAGCCGCTATTCCTCGCCCAGGCCCCGTAAGAAGTTATTATCCTAAATAATATTAATAATTAACACCTAAACATCAACCAAGGAGTTTTGGAATGTCCGAGAAATTAATGGTACCATCTGAGGCTGTAGGAACTGATGGTAAGCTAAAAAATTGTTATGAAATGGATTCCCCTCTTCAAGTACCTAGAGTGTACGGAATTAGAAGAGACGATAAAGATAATCTTTTACCTTCTCGTACGGAGAAGAGGTTAAAAGATGTACATGGTTTTTGGAAAAGTCCTTTACCAGCATCAGATATGCTTAAGATTATTTCGCATATAAATGGCGATCCATACAATAATGGAAAATATTCTGAGCATATTTTTTATAACGGCGCTAAATATACATTAGCACCTGACTCACTTACAGGTCCTAATGAATATCCTACTACAAACTCTGGGGAATCAGATCCAAATAAACTAGACCAACATACTAAAGGAGCTAAGCTAGATGCTGGTAAGCTCCGTGCTTCATTGGTTCTAGGTGGGTTTAGTAATGCACTTACAGAAGTAGTACGTGTTGGTACAGATGGGGCTAAGAAATATACAGATAATGGGTGGAAGAGTGTACCTAATGGTATTGAGAGATATACCGATGCGATGCACAGACATCAGTTAGCTGAATGGGGTGGAGAGTACTTAGATAAAGAGACAGAGATTGTACATGCTGCTCATTTAGCATGGAATGCGTTAGCTAGATTAGAGTTAATTTTAATGAAGAATAAATCTTCTGATGAGTAATAATCTTACACGAGAGATGGTAGAGAAAGCTCTACCATCTACTCTTAGAGCATCTGCTACACAGCAGTTTGTGGATCAGATTAATAATATAGTAAGTGATCCTCTTATTGCTGAGCAAGTAAGAAATAACTTTATATCTTATTCTAGAGTACTAGCTGAAGGTAAATTTAAAACTGAAGATTATCTACATGCGGTAACGTATGTAAGTTTTAAATTAATGGGAATGACTAATCAGGATGCTTACTTTAGGACATTCCCTGTAAGGCATCAGACCCTGGTAGCTAAGGGAACCATAAGCAAAGATATTGCTGCTTATGTATCTGCTTATCATAAAGGTAAATTAGTAAATCTTATTATGGAACAGTCCTTGGTTCCCTCTTGGGTATTAAACCAAGATATGTACCAGAATGCTCTTAATGTACAAGCTGAGTTAATGATTAATGCTTCGAGTGAAAAAGTACGTACAGATGCAGCTAATTCTATTCTGACGCATCTTACTAAGCCTAAAGAAGCCGGTCCTCTTGTTAATATTGATCTTAGAGAGACTGCTGGTATTAATGAATTAAAAGATATGATGGTTAGGTTAGCACAAACCCAACAAAAAGCTATCGAGGGTGGTGCTACATCTACATGGATCGCTGCTCAAAAGATTATAGATGCAGAGGTTGTTGAAGTACCATGACAGAGTTAATTAAACAGGGTATTGATGAGTGGTTAGATAATGTTGATTATAGTGTATTAAACTCATCTGAGTATGTACCTAGTGAGTTTGCTCTTACATTTATGAACTTTATTAAGTTAGTAAATGGTGGGACAGGGGAATCTAACCAAACTCCTCCTGTTCATTTAAAGATGCTAGATAAATTAACCAAGGTTGGTCTAAGACAATATCTAGCTAATCTTTGTTTTAGAGGAAGCGGTAAGACAAGTATATTTATGGAGTATCTGACTCTGTATGTTGCCATGTTTGGTTCTCTTCCTGGGTTTGGTGATATTACTGGTATGATTTATGTATCAGACTCCATGGAGAATGGTGTTAAATCTGCTAGAAAGAATATTGAATTTAGATATAATAATAGTGCGTTCTTACAAGAGTGGATTCCACACGCTTTCTTTACTGATGCTTATATGGAATTTAAGAATAAAGATGGGCATCAGTTAGGTGTACGGAGTTTTGGGGCAAAAACCGGCCTAAGAGGCACCAAGATCTTTGGTAAACGACCAACATTAGCTGTACTAGACGATCTTGTAAGCGATGATGATTCTCGCAGCGAAGCAGCTATGTTATCTATTAAAGATACTATATATAAAGGTGTAGATCACGCTCTTGATCCAACTAAACGTAAGGTTATCTTTAACGGAACACCCTTCAATATGGGAGATGTGCTTGTAGAAGCGGTAGAATCCGGTGCATGGGATGTAAACGTATGGCCTGTGTGTGAGAGATTCCCCTGTGAGCGTGAGGATTTCGTAGGAGCCTGGGAAGATAGGTTCTCTTTTGATTATATTCAGGAACAATACACTAAAGCTGTGTTAACTGGAACAGTATCAGGCTTTAACCAAGAGCTTATGCTTAGGCTTACCTCAGAAGAGGAAAGATTAATCCAAGACGCTGAAGTAAATTGGTATTCTAGAGTAAAATTACTAGAATCCAGGTCTAATTATAATTTTTATATTACTACTGACTTTGCTACCTCCACTAAAAAGACTGCTGACTTTAGTGTGATATCTGTTTGGGCGTATAATAATATTGGACAGTGGTTTTGGGTTGATGGTATGTGTGAAAGACAGACTATTGACAAAACATTTGATGATTTATTTAGATTGGCTCAGCTTTATAAACCACAACAAGTAGGTATTGAAATATCTGGACAACAACAAGCATATATTAAACTATTACAAAGTGAGATGATGCGTAGGAATATCTGGTTTAACTTTGCTAGTTCTGAGAAGAGTAATGTTCCTGGTATTCGTCCATTAACTGATAAATTAAGTAGATTAAATCTTGTTGTTCCTTGGTTCAAAGCTGGTATGATGCATTTCCCTGAAGAAATGAAAGCATCTGTTATTATGGGTCGGTTTATGGGTCAGATGCAGCTTGCTACTGTTACTGGGCTAAAAGGTAAAGATGATTGTCTAGATACTATTTCTATGTTAGGTTATTTAAAGCCTTGGAAACCAAGCTTTGCTGCTGATGAGCCTACTGTAGATAAAGTTACTCATGATTTATATGAAGATGCTGCTGATAGAGCTAGGTTTAATATAAATAATAACCAACACGCATTAGCTTCTTATATTGTTTGAGTAAAAATAAATGAAACTTTCCCAATTATACCAAAATCTTTCTTATGGGTTATTATCTAACTTAGCCATGTCTGATGACGGACAAGGTATGATCTTATTTTCAGATCAACCTAAGATTCTTATTGCTGCTAATGAAGCTCTCTTAAAATTATATACTAAATTTATTGTTAAAGAGAGAGAGCTTATTATTGAGTTTCATCAAGATATTTCTAGTTATAAACTTCTTCCAAGGTATGCTTTACATTACAATCCTACAGGTCTTACAGATGATGAGCCTGTAAGATATATTATGGATAGTGCTGATGATCCTTTTGTAGGGGATGTTCTTAAAATTCTTTCTGTTACTGGTGATGCTAGTCAGCAGTTTCCGTTAAATGATGATGATCATTATCTATCTTTATTTACACCACAACCAACCACATTACAGGTTCCTATTGATCTAGATGAGACATGGTTAGGTATTAAATATCAAGCCAGCCATCCTAAACTCATTAATGATTTAGATAGCATTATTGAATTGCCTGATGTATTACATGGTGCATTGTTTACTTATATAGCTTATAGGATATATAGTAATATGAATACTGAAGGTAGTAGTGCCAAAGCTGCTGAGCATCTAGCTAGATACGAATTAGAGTTAATTGATGTAAGAAATACTGATATGATTAATACTAGCGTATCTTATTCTAATATTAAATTTCATAATAATGGTTGGACCTAATTATGGGAAGTAGAGTTAGCGTTGATCCTTTAGCGGGGTACGGACCATTGGTAGATAAGAGTT